CCTGGTTGATTTGGTGTCGCACCTCTACCACCACCTCTTGCCCAAGATATAAGTGCTGCACCAGGCGCAGAAGTTACAAAAATTCCAGAATTAGTTCCGTTAGCATTACTGCCACCACCAGCACCAATTCTTACTGTGTATCTTGTTGCGGGAGTTATTCCCATAGCGGGTGATGAAGAGTAACCGGCAGCACCTCCTCCACCACCATTTCCAGCACTTCCCCCACCTCCACCACCACCAACAACTAACACTTCAACAGAACCAACTACGTTTAAGTTTACTGGACGCTGACGATTAATTAGAACACCAAAACTTCTTAATGAACCATTACTAATAGCATTGATAATAGGCATTTTTATGCAGAACCAAATATTGTATTTGACGCAAACACTTCATATGTGCCCGAGCCAGTTTTTAAAATAGACCAAGTAAAAATGTTTGTTTCTGTAGAAGTAATCATTGTAGTTGTACAACCCGGTCTACCATTTGCTGCATACACGATTGTTGGTGTACCACCATCAATAGTTAGAAAACAAACTCTTCTACCGCCACCACCAGATGTGTTTTTAACGATTGCTGCTACAGAAGTTGTTTGACCAATTTGTGTAATTGAATCAAAAGAATAAGATGAATTACCACGTACATTAAATGTTACGTTAGCTGTTGTAGTTCCACCATAATAATGAACAGTTCTTTCTAATACATCAATATTGATTGTTCCACTGGCACCACTTCCACTTACAAGTGCAGTCTCAAGTGTTCGAGCAACAGAGACAGAAAGATTGGGAGAAAGAACTTCAGATGTTACACCACCACCAGCAAAGTGATTTGAACTAATCGAACCTGTGCCAATCAAATTTCCTTTAATTTCACCAGCAACAATGTTGTTTGCTCTGATTGCATTTGATACGATGTTATTTCCCGAAATTGATCCATCGGTCATCAAATTACCAGTGATTTGATTTACTACAATATTATTACCACGAATTGCGTTATCAACAATATTATTACCAGAAATCGCACCATCTTGCATCAAATTACCAGTAATTTGACCTGTCACCATTTTGTCATTTGTAATTGACAATGGTGCAATCTTTGTTCCTACAATTGCATTTGGCGCTATCTTTCCTTCAGTTACAGAGTTTGCTGTTATCTGTGAAGTGCCTACTTGATTAAATGTGACAACAACAGGTGCTCGATATGTAACTATAATGTTATTTGTACCAGAAGATGGTGCCTCTGTAAATGTAATTAAACCATTCGTTACAGAATAAGAATTATCAGGGTCTTGCTGAACTCCATTAACAATAACTTCAATTGCTTTTGCGTCATCAATATCTCTTGTTAATGTGAATTGTGTACAAGCACCCGTACCATTAAATCTGTCAACACCTATCGTAAAGGCATTAACTTCAGGACCGTTACCAATGTATGACATTAAGTAATCTCCAGAACAGAAGTAATAACATCAATAGAGGAAGCAGTAGAAGTATTTACTTGCAAATAATCACCTGCTTCCAATACAAGTTTTTGATCACCACCAACTGCTACCAGAGAACCACCAGGAGCAATCGTAGCATCTTTAACCAAATAAACATTTGGTGCGTTTGAGCCAGAGCAAGTGAGAATCACATTTGCTGCTACTGGTGAAGCAGTTATGTTTGCAACTGTCATACCAATAACAGTTGCTTGAACACCCGATGCAGCAGCATAGGCATTTTGTGCTGCCGTTCCTGCTGCTTTGAGAACATTGTTTTTAAAATTGTTAGCCATTAAATCCTCTATTTTTTCAGTATTTATTTAACCCAAAGCAATCGCAAATGCAATCGATGAATCAATTGCTGCGGTAATCGTGCTATAGATTGCTGTGTTTGCACCACCAACAAGTAAAGTAATATTACCTGTGCTTGTATTTAAGTTGGTAGAATTGACAGAACCAGCAACACTTAAATCATCAAAACCAATTGTGTCTAAAGTAACATTGCCTGATATAGTGAGGTTACCATACAAGAATGTATCACCACCAACATAAAGACTACTTGTAACATTAGCAGATGTTAGGTTGCCATTAACAGAACCACCAAGAATACTGATCGTGTTTACAGTTAATTGATTAATATTTGCCAGTGTACGAACATTAAGAGAGGCAGCCGTACCTTCGATAAAAATCGAAGAGTTCATCACAAAACCACCGCTAGTATTATTAGTTAAATTATTTGCAACCGCAACAAGAGTGGAAGTTGTTGTCAACCACTCTTCAAAGGTATTGGCTGTGGAAATTTGATCTATTGCCATCTTATGTTCTCGTTACAAGTTGACGCAAAAGGTCTTTAATTTCAGACACATCTTGCTCTAGTTTATTTACTTTATGTTTCATTTCTTCCTGTTCGTCTAATCGTTTTTTAGCTAATGCTCTTTGCGCCTTATAACGTTCAAGACCATCACGATCAGTATTTAATATCGCTTTATTTGATACATCTCGTACCAGATGAGGACTATCTTTAATGGGTACTAACATTATAATGACTCAGGCAATGCGATGATTCGTAAGTCTTTGATTTTAGGCACATCAGTAGGATCAGAAGATGTCATAACAACTTTCACAGCAAATGTTGCAAATGTTGTGTATGTTACTGAGCCTGATGTGTAACTAATATTATTAGTTTCAATACCATTTGCACCTGGCGCAAAAGTCATCTCACGATAATCACTATCATCAGCAGAGACAAAATCAGTTCCACTGATTTGAGTTAATAGTGTCCAATTCTTTTCAGCAAATCCTTGAGGATCACCAGATGCAAGATACTTAGCATATACATAAATGTTAGCTTGTGCTGGTTTATATCCTAATAGATAAACACGAAGGTCGCCAGAATCAAATCCATCTGCAAGTTGAACACGACGAGTCAGATAACGAACATCTGCATTACCACCAGATTTTTTATCTTCACCGTTATAAATTACAGTTGCACCTGAACCATCACCTGTAATTGTAACTGTTGGTGATGTTGTATATCCAGAACCAGCACTTGTCAGCGTAATTCCAGTTACTTGTCCACCAGCAACAGTCGCAGTTGCGATTGCACCAGCACCTCCACCACCAGTAATTGAAACTGATGCAGTTGTATATCCTGTGCCAGAATTAGTAATCACAAAACCGCTATTTTTCAACTGTAGATTATTAATACGATTCTCAATTGCAAGTAGATTCAATCTTGTTCTATCAATCATCGGTGTGATATCACGATTCGTTGTTGAAAGAACTGTGCGTAATGAGAATGTTGTATTACCGGTTGCGGTATTCAGTGAACGGCGACCAAATCCATCAACCATCTTATAATCAAGATTTGGTGTAAATGAAATATATGGATGAGTTGCACCGGTAGTATTCTCTGAGATAAACTGATAATCAGTATTTGTATTTGCCAATACAACATCTGTTGACATAACTTGCATTATGTCGTATAATGAATTTGCAGTTTGTTGAGACATATCAACTTCAAAGTATGCATAACCTGGAGTTGTAATTGAGTATGCCTTCTTATACAGGCTGAACATCAGATCAGATGTCTGATCGGCAGTCCAAGTAGAACCATTTTGTGATAAGAATAATGTACCAGTATAAGGCTGCTCAGAAATTTTAGCAGATGTTGCAAGATTAACTTGACCAATTTCACCAACGAATGCTTCGTATCCAACAGAGTTAGACAGAAGAACAATTGAGTGTTCACCAGGTAATAGGTAAATTGGTACATCAAATGTAAATTCGGTATACTTATTCGCATCTGTTAGGCTTGGTAATACACTTGTTTTTACCTTATCTGGTGTCAGTGAAACATCAGCATATGGATAAACAACTGTTGATGGATAACCATTTACAACTGTGCGAATCTGTAGTGTTACGGGTGCAGTCGAATCTTTTGTCTTGAAACAAACACGAACGCTTGATAGCATAATTCCCTGTGGGAATTGATCAGGATTAATCAAGAATGTTTGTGCAAGAGGATCAACCCAACCTTGACGAACGACTGCCGAACGAACAGAAGATGTTTGATTTACACGACTTTCTGTTACAGTCGAACGTGTTACCGTCGGTACAAATACCGAAACAGTTGTTTCTTGTTTAGTTTGAATCAAGCCTTGAGAGAAGAACGATGATTCGCCGTTTGTTGTCGAACGTTCAATAGAACCATTTGGATCATCAATCAGACGGAACAATTTTTCACCGACACGGAATGTATCTGTTGGTGCAGAAAAAATACCTGCTGTTGCACCTTCAATCGTTGTTGTCAGTGTTCCAATAGAATATGATGATGTTGTATCTGGTGTTGTTGTCCAATTCGTTGAAATATTTGCAGTGCGTGTGCTTGTATTGTAAGCATTAATTGTTGCTGTTTGACCTGCACCTGTACCACCAATAACACGAATTGTCTGACCAACATAATCAGATATATTGTTAGCGCCACCAGCGTGATAGTCTAATTGAACAGTTGAAACTGTTGCTGCTCTTACAGTACCAGAATAGTGCTGCCAATTTGTTGTTAGATTATTCGCACCAGTTGTTGCACCGATTACACGAATTCCAATTGATGCGTTTGCCCATGTACCATACGATGCAACAGGAACAATGTTAGTAATAAATGCATGATTGTTTGCAGTGAGAACAACGACACCCTCACCCATCAATTGTCCATTTGAATTATCGTAGAAATCAACGAACTCTGGATCACCAACGGTCGTTTCGTACTGTAAATTATTATTCACAAATTTCAATAGATTTGCACGATACACATAATTATCTACACTTTGATTATCAAAGTAAGTATAAAGTGTTGTTGATGGTTTGAAGTTTGTGCCAATAGCAAGAATGTTCACCGGACGCATAAACTGTACAACAGTAACATCTAACAAACGGTCACCTAAGGAACGTGTTAGTTCTTGTGGTACGATCTGTGACAGAATACCTGTTCGTGTTTCTTGTGTTGTTCGTGTTTCAAGAACATCTTGTGTAACAGTTCTCCATGTACGTCTTGTTTCAACGGTACGGGCATTTTTACCACTACCGACTGTTCTTGTAGATTGTACTCTACTTTCATCAGTGGTTCTTAATCCACCAGTAGGAGTTTGTGTGACACCTGTCCATGTTGTTTGCCATGCGCCCCATGATGTGCTTTGAATTGATGACCATGCATCACGTGCTGCCTCACCACCAGTTAGATCGATGTTTTGTGTTTCAACACGTGTATTAGATGTCCAAACATCAGATGTAGGATCAAGTTTAACTGAGCCGACATAGTTTACAATATTAAATGGATTAATGTTTACAGACTTTGATGCAAGATTCTGTGTTAAGAAGTTTTCAGTTGTACCCGAAAGTGTCAGAAGAGGACCATTAAACTCTACACCAGAATCGGATGTGCTATTATTGGAGAACACTCTGACAGAAGTCAGATTGTAACTATTACGTGCAAGATTACCTACGATATCAATTGCTGCTGCAAAATCAGCAGCAGTAAAATTGGCAACGGTCTTGTCGGTAAATGGATCAACCATAATGCCGTTTTTGAATCGTGGTAAACCTGTATTGTCAAGAATAGACAAGTCTTGTTTATTAACTGTTGCTTGTTCCATTAATGACAACGATGTATAGTATTCAAGATTCTGAATACGTTTTTCAAGACCACCAATATCTCTCATTGTATATCGTTTGTTCTTGAAAGTTTTAATATTAGTTTGTGATGCAAATCCAAGATATGCTGGATATGACAGAACATACAGGGTCATTGCATCAGCAGGTTCTTGTGGCTCAATAGGATTCAATGAAGGAATACCTTCAATAACTTCAAAGTTACCATTTTTACTTAACACCACACGATCAATTCTTGGTAGATAATAACTGTAATCAAGAATAGCATCTGTGCCAGTTTCAATAATCTTAGGACCAGCACCACGTTCTTCAACATCAAACACGTAGTTATTTGCGTTGACTGTGTTTGTTGCATCAAGTCGAACTGGACGGAAATCCAAATAATCACTTAATGGTGTGGCAGAACCATCTTGACCTACGAAGTTTGGAATCTCTGCGTAATCAAGATTACCTGGTCCTAAACGTGTATAAGAATCGACATCAAAGTAACCTGTGCCCGATGAAATAAAACGATTATAACGTACAAGCAGAGGACCTTTAGGTGCTGGATAACCCGGCTTTAATTTAATTGCACCCCAATCATAATAAGAATCTTTTTGACCAGTTGATAATGTGTAATAAGAAGTTACGTTCGTGTATGAACCGGCATTGTAACTTGTTGTGGTAATTGTTGTTCCATTAAAGTCAAAGATTGCATTAATAGAATGAATATCAGATGCAAACAATGGTTGATCGACACCAGGTGTTTTTACAAGAATAGTATTAGCATTGATGATTGTTTGACCATCTGGCGATGAAACAAAGATCGCACCATTACCAAACACATTGTTTGATGTTGTTACACCAGTTCCATTTGCTGCAAGTCTTGTATTTGCACGAACAAATGTTTTTGTCTTTGACGTTGGATTAGATACACTAATAGTACCGTAAATATTTGCTACCATCGTGCCACCATCCGTTACTGAGATGGTACGAGCAGATGTATCAACAGACATCACATGAGCAGGAATAATAGTTCCTACTGGATAAACACCAGTGCCCTGAGATGTAACAATGAGAGTGTAATATTGTTGTTTTGTAGATGTTGATGAAGCAGACAACAATGTTTCACCAGTTCCTAATGAAAGTGGTGATGATATACCGGCTGAAAATGGAACGGTTTGATATAAACGACGATATGAGTAACTAAAGTCCGAGATTGTATTGTCAGCTACATTATCTTGACCAATCTTTAGAAGCAGAGGTTCATTACCAACATCAGATACGAATGTAACTTCATGTTCAACTGGACTATAAATTAGTTTTTTGGAATAAGGGTGTACATTTGCAGACGATACACGTACTGGAGCAGCGCCCGTCATCACAGCAATAGAGTCGGTTTGACCGAAATCAAAGTCAATCATGAACTGAGATGCAGTTGTAATTGCTGTTGAGAATGGAACATCAACTGTTGCTTTACGTCCAGCATCACCACCTTCATAAAACTTAATTGTTCTTGCACCATCAACTGTACCAGGTCCTGCGACGATTCTAATCTTTGCGCCAACATAAGTTCCGTTGTTTGCAGAAAAACCTGGTGGTAAAGTGATAGAAGTTGTGTTACCAGCAAGTGCATTATATCCATTACCTGTTGCGGTATTGAATAATGTACCTACATTAATATCTGTGAGATATGCTTTGTAAATGTAAGTGTTTGAGTCCTGTGTATTTGAAGATGAATCAAATGAAATCATCTTAATTTTAGCGGAACCAGTTTTTACGTTGGCAAGATTTGCCGTGTTTGCTTGAATACTTGTAAGTGTTCCAGTATCAACAGCATATAAATCTACGTTTGCAATTAAGTTGGTCGGAAACGTGCCATATACACCGTTGGCATAGACATAGTAACCTAAGTCTGCTGTTACTCGGCGATTGTTTACATTATCAGTTGTTCTTGGTTTATCTACAGATACCACTGTAGGTGCGATTGTTGAAAACTCATATCCACGAACATACGCTTTACCTGCGCCTAATGTGACGTTTGCTTTTGCTGTATTGGCAGTAGAATCTGTAACAGCAATATCAAACTGTTTAACAAGATAATCACCAGACTCATCAAATGTGCGACGAGCAAGTTCATCACCAAGCGTTGAATAAATCGGTGTCTGAATTACAGATTGTTGAATACCACCTTGAAACTCACTTAGTTGAATAAATTGTGAAAGGTCTGTGCTATTCAGTGGTCGTGTAGTCAGGGTTAGTGAAATCTTGAAACGATCTGCGCCGGGTGCCTGAAAGTTTGATGCGTCTTGTGCAGGATCAAGTAACGATGTATCTTCGGTGTAATCAACAATATCTTCTGTGACTTGAAAGCCGACAACTACATTTGAGTTACGATCATACTTTGATAATGCAACTGACTGTGCATCATTACGTACAAAGAATCCTTCATAGTAAAAAACACCATCATTAATAGAAAATGTTTTTGAGTTGCCCGTTGGATTTGATGCTGCTACATTAGCGTAGTAGTTCGTTGCACCAGTTTGAGTGTTTGCCGTGACGATAGTTTCATCAGCAGCAAAAGCCGAACCATATAATTGATTAACAATAAATGTAATTGGCTGACCAGCAGTTGTATCTGCCGCATATGATTTTAGAACATATGCTTTCTTTGTACCACTTGTATTAGTAATGTACTCTTGATCAAATACTGAATAGTCAATATCTGATACACCATAAGAAGTTGCTACATTAATATAGGTTGTGTTCTGTACAAAAATCTGACCGCCAGAAACAATCGAACCTGTTTTAAATACATGATCACCAAACTTCTTGATTTGATCTTGAAGAATAGATTGAGACTGAGTTAATTCACGTGATTGAACCGCAAAGCCGGGCTTATACAGAATACGATAGAAGTTTTTATCTTCATTAAAATCATCGTAATACGGATCAACATTTAAATTTGTGTTTATTGCCATTTATTAACCTTTAGAATCTAACAATAAGTTTGATGTTCTCAGCCTGACCTTCTGATCTTGTTGTTTTTGTAGCGTTTTCTGTATAGAGAATATCACCACTATAAGGCTCAAACTCTGGATTTACTATGGAAACAATTAGACGATCATCAACACCAGAACTTGCTCCACGTAGAGGAACACCAGTTCTGAATGTACCTATTACGTTTGTCAATCTAACTCGACTTGCAGTTTGATCAAGAACAAAACCATAAGCAACAGTATTCGCCGATGTTGTATCATTGGGAAGTCCTTGATATGCAAACTCATCTATACTATACGGAGTACCGGTAATTAATGTTAGTGCAGTTGCTTGTGATATGACTGCATTAGCATTTACGGCACTGACAACATTTGCATCACCATATTTATGAGGATTTACGAAGATACCATATTGTCTAAATGTTGTGTTTGCTGGTATTTTACCATTTTCAGTCGAATCTATTTCACCAATACGAGAAGTCACCATTACACTGTTTGCGCCTAATTCTCTTGCGGGATTATGTGCATGGCCATATTTCATATCACGAATTACACGTACAGAGGAATTTGATCCTGTACCATATACAAAAGCGTTTGCTCTTGAGTATCCTGTACCAATTGTTGTGACTGTAACTTTAGTCAAGAATCCTGTAGCATTAATAGTTGCTGATGCCACAGCACCAGTTCCATCTCCATCAATAAACACACGTGTGGTCAGAGCAATTTGATTTGCTGTAGTGTTACCCCCACCAGCAGTTGTTGTTGCCGTTGATAAGAAAATATTGTTATTGGGTACATCAACACGTGAGATAAACGTTCCTGGTGCAATACCTGTACCTGAAACTGACATATTAGCAGCAACGTTTGTTGTGTTTGCCAATGATAAAATCGTACAACCAGAACTAAAAATTGGAACTACAGCCACATTATTCTCATAAAAACCTGAACCAGTATTCACAACGACGATTGTTGTAAGTTCTCCACTTACCACACCAATATCATCTACACCATAATCTAATTGATTCGTGCTCGTCGGCACTGGAATCCAATCATCCGATAAGAATCTATTTGATGGTTTCACGTTGAACATATACTTCCAAATATATCCATCGGAAGTGGCAATGTTACCATTTGATGATGTGTAATCTCCTGTAGGTTCTACAGTAGAATTCGCTGATGCATTATTTGACAGACATTTGTAAACATTACGTTGCGATGTATACACATACATCGGTTTTACATTCAATGAATTGTTGCCTGTTAATAAATCATCTAATGCAACAAGATCATCATATTGTTTATATTTTGTATTTGCTGTCCAGGTAATCTTCGGAATAACAAGTTCAACATCGTTACCACTAATTTTTTTAGCAGCAATCATATTATCCCAAACAAGTTTCTCATCATTAACAGAGTCTATTGTTGATTCTGCTATACTTTCATTTGGATAAGACAAGTGATTGCCCACGTAAACATATCCAACTTCAGGAGATGGTTCATAAAACGATTCTTTGAATTGAACCGCTGCTATGTATGGTAATTTTTTAGACGTTACTGATGGCATAATTTTATTCTATGAGGCTGGTTGTAATTGCTGTACCATTCGCAATGTTATCACGAAGTTGATATACTGCAACAGTTATTCTATCAATAGCAGATTGTACATCTATAGGAGCACTGTTTGCCCAATAAGATGTAGTGTTTGTTGAACTATATCCAAATGAACCTTCTAAACGACTTAGATAACCTAATGTATCTGTAATAGAAATTACAGGAGAACCTGAAACATTTGAATGATGTATCATTCCACTATCATCAAATGATAGTCCTGTAATTAAATAACTGGAATTTTTAATTCTAATAGCATCTACGGAACCACCGATATAACCAGGATAAGTAACTGCACCTATACTTAAATTAGAACCCAGATAAACAGAATCGGGTCCCAAGAACAATGAATGGAATCTTGAAGATGCATTACCAAGATTTGATGTAAGAGTTGTTGTTGGAGTAATATTACCACCAACGCTTATGTTACTTGTGATTGTTGTGTTACCTGTAATTGATAAATTTGTCGCAGTATTACTGCCTGTATTTGCTTTATTAAAAGCCGCATTCGCATGATTTCTGGCATAGGTATCAACTGAGCCTGCTGATAATGTATTTGCATAATTAAATGCAGCATTGGCATGATTAAAAGAGGCATTTGCTCTTGCGAATGCAGCATTCGCTCCACTTTGCGTAACATCAATCAACGTATCCAGTGTTTTAACGGACATCTTTCTGGATAACGGTATTCCGCTTTGTATATCAGTTACCAACACAAAAGTATTTTCTGTGTTAGATGATGGTGAGGTTAACTCTGGTAATTGTGATAACTTAATTTTTGACATTTAAAAAACCTATTCGGTTATGATATCTTCATCATCGTCTGTATCTAATTCCACATCGGAATCAGAAACAAGATACACTGGATTTGTTATTATAACTGCTGTTTGTGCGTTTGCTGTTTGATGCCATGATATGGGATTAAATGTAATTACTGCGCCTGAGCCACCACTATTTGGTGTTGCATCAGGGGTATAATAATACTCTCCAACTCCTGAAAGATCACTATTACTATTTACTGTAAGTTTACGAACTGCGCCATTGCCTGAGTAAACTTCAACGAGCACATTTGCTGCCGTGTTTCTACCTGTAAATCCTACAGTAATAACTGCATTGGTTTCTGCATTCGCCACCGTAGTAACAGAGAATGTAGCGTTCGTATACGTGTTACTATTAGCTGTAATCGTAACTGCCGCCGTCTGTCCAGCGTTTGCAGTCGTCGTTACTATCAGATTCGCCACATTTAATGTATTTGCGGCATATCCTATTCTGAAACTTGCTGCTGATGTTGGTGTCTGTAATGCTCCCGTAGTGGGATTTAGAACACCGACAACGATAACATCAGCACCATTTGCATATAATCCTACATTATTTATCACAGTTCCAGAAATGGCACCGCCGGCATTGACTGTAACTGAAGCATTTGCAGCAATATTTGCGGTGCCTTGATTTGTTGAGAACACCAGATAACCAGCAACATAACCAGAGCCTGCTTGCATTGGATATGCTTCAGTAAGCATAACTGGAGTCACGTTTGGAGCAACTGTTGGTGCTGAACGATACAGTCCAACTTGATTAATTGTGATCGAACGAATTACACCATTTGCAGCATAGACCTCATAAGAAGCATTTGCATCAACAACAGGATTGCCACCAGAAAATACAAGATATCCATTGGCGATAAATCGTCCATTGAACTCCGCTGTATTTGCAGCAATTGCAGAAATAGAAATCGGAGTTGTATTCAATACTGCTGTTGGAGTTGATGTGTATAAGCCAGGATCAACAATCGTTGTGCGGCGAATTGCACCGTTTGCTGGATATACTTCAACTCTTACAACGGCTGCACGACTTGGATTACCACCAGAGAACGTTAGAACACCATTGGAGTGTCCTCTGCCTGCTGATGTGACAGTGACACCAGATACAACAACATTTGGACTTGTGTTTGGTGTGACTGTAGGATTAGATTGATATAAACCTGAATCGTAAACAGTTATTGTGCGAATTGCGCCATTGCTTGGGAATACTTCTACAGCAGCATTTGCATCTCTTAGTGGTGATCCACCAGAGAATACAAGCCAACCGTTTGCGTAACCCTCACCTTGTGATGTGATTGTAATGGTATTCGCATACACAACACGATGAGGATTACTATCAGGAATTGCAATAGGCACACCAGAATACAATCCACCAGATACAAGTGTTAATGTACGTACTGCACCATTTGATGCGTATACTTCTACATTTGCAACAGCAGCGATTGCTTCATCAGTGCCAGAGAATGTAACGAATCCATTTTCATAACCCGAACCCGCATATGTAATTGCCAAACTTGTGACTTGTCCACCACCATTTGCAAACACAAGATAGCCATTTGAATATCCCGAACCAGCGTTTGCAATTTGTAGATTTGAAATATTTGATGTTGTCAATAGAGTTGTATTGCTAACAATGGTGTTGATTTTTCTGATCTCACCATTTACGGCAATAGACAATCCAGTCGTTAATATTCCTTTTGTGTTTGCGATATTATATTTGGTGTTGCTACCAGTTACGACAATTCTACCATTACCAACATTCACTGTTCCAGAAATTGTAGTTTCTTTGTAATCTGAAATAGCAACATCGGTCAGTTCAACAATATTTTCTTTATTAAAGAATGCGTAGTTGACCATGCCAACTGGATGTAGCAACTGCTTTAATAAAGTTTTATATTTACTAAATTCAGTCTGTGAAGAAATAATATAAGAATAGTCTACGTAATAATCTTCACCTTGAATCTTTCTTTCTGTAGATGAGATAATAGAATCTGAAGTTGTCCAACGACCAGGTGCGGAAACATATGAGCGTTCGATTTCTGCATTTGCTGTTGCTGTGCCATCACCACCTGATACAGATACAATAGGATTGAACTCATAACCTGAACCAGGATTAACAACTTTAATTGAAATAATTTGACCATTAGCACCAAAACCTGTGGCGACTAATACTTCACCGTCACCAGTTAACGAATCAATTTGTACATTCGCTCCAGAACCGGTAGCTGAGTCTACACTAATCGCAGGAAAATTACCTTGTGTATAACCATATCCACCAAGAGGCCAACGATTGTAAACACCAATTTTTTTATTTGATGCCGAGTATGTAAAAGTTGATGACACTACAACGGTCAGATCATTTGTAATAGTCTGAACAATTCTTGATTCGTTATTAATATCTACTTTATCACCAACTTTTAAATCTTGTGTAAAGAACGTTCCTGTTCCAGATATTTCATTACACGCTGCCGTTACTGTTCCAACTCCACGAATGCGGCTATTAGCAGAATCAATTCTTAAAATATAACCATTAGCAGCAACTTTTGTTACCGTAGCAGCGGCATGTTGCCCATACGTGCCTGGTGGATTAGTGCTAAAAACGATCTCATCGCCAATTTTGTAATTTGAACCACCAGCATTAATTTTGTAACGACCAACTGATCTCAAACTTTTTGAAGAACGAAGATCACTAAGTGCCCCATACTGTGCACCTACAGCATCTAATTTTACTAAATTCTTTTCTGTTAAGGGTATTGTTGAAGAAAGAACACTTACATTAACAATCGGTCCAACTTGACCCTGAAATGTAATGTAGTTAAGTGCATCGGAAATAGCATTTGCTGCACTTATATTAGACTTTGAAAAAACTGCTCCAAAATTAGAACTGTTTACATAAACAGTACCACCTGTGTTCAGACTTAAATTTGCAATTACATCAGAAGAAACAGTGAAACTGTTCGCTGCATTTGCACCCGAAGTATCAATCGTGTCAACAACCGCAATCATTGTTGTAAACGGATTATTTCCAGAAATTGAAATAGGTGTTGAAAGAGAGAATAAAGCACCACCATGTGTAACTGTAATAGCATCAATTTCACCAGTAACAACTTGTTCAACTGTACCAAAAGCGTTTGTTGAAGCATTACCGCCGAATACAGAAACAATGTCGCCCACACTATAGTTATTACCAGCATTAACAACATTCAGTCTACGAATAATTGAAAATGTTGAAGCACGAACATCAATCAAAATATCATTGATTTCATCTACAATAGGAATAGTAACGACTTCACCATTCAAGAATGATCCGTCAAGAGACTTTTCATTAATCAAAAGTTCAACTGGCAAACCAAGATTCAATGTGTCGGAGATAATTCTTCGGCTTGCAGACTCAATAATTGCAAATGCTTTAGAAGTTACGCCTGTTACTTTACGGTTGTTGAGTAAAGCAATGTTGAAATTATCATATGTTGCTGTAATTATTGCACCGTTAGCTGGTGCTGTAACAAAGTTTAATTGACGATATTCTTTGTTAATGAAGTAATCTATACCAGCCGTCTTGAGAACATTGTTTACGAAGATGCTGACTTCATCTGTGCCCACTTGTTGTGCAAGATAAAATGTCTTTGTTGTGCCATCTCCAACATAGCGGCTGGAAATGTCTGGATTAATTCTTAGTTTATTATCTACCTGCCAATTACTTGCCGATGGACGTAGAACATTGTTCTTTGGTAGAATAACATCAATATCTTCACCAAAGACAAGTTGAAATAATAGTTTAAAGGAATTCTCAGAACCCTTTGTTCTGTATAGAGGTAGAAGTTGTTTGAAAAGAAGTGCTTTGTTTGATTGAACATCAAGAGGCACTAATGATGCGTATGTATTATAGAAATTCTTTTCAAACTGTTCTAATGAATCATCAACATCTGCAATATTACGCAACGATTTTGCGGTCGTGATCAGATTGTTTGATGTGGTTGCAGTATTAGCTTGAGCCTCTAAGAACTCATAATATGCTTCCAGAAACGTGACGAACTTTGGATATTCGTCACGAACAAATTCTGGAACTTGACGATTAACAAGTATCGATGTTTTTAAATCTGCTGATGACATTATACAGTTTCTAACGTTGTACTAATTGCTGTTGGGTCGTCTTGATCGATTGTAATGATCGTATTTTTCGATGTACTTATAATTCCTTTTTCAGACTCAATTGAAAGTCTAATATCACCATCTACCGATTCGACACCCTTAATGGCAATATTAGTTATTGTTACTACGCCAGCATCATAATCAATCTCACCGGCATTCTCATCTACAACTTGACGCTGTGCTAAAGAATCATAATATACAGTACGAATAGTACCAATACGACCATCAATAACTGCTGTAGCAGATGCGCCATAACCACCCCCACCTGAGATTGTTACAGTGGCACGTGTATAATCGATACCACGATTGATAATTTGAATGCTTTGAATTCTACCGTTTACAATTATAGCCGATGCTGATGCGCCTGTGCCATCACCATCGATGGTCACTGTAGGTGCAGAAGTAAATCCCTGTCCTGGATTTGTGACACTGATTGATGAAACGCCAGAGAATGATTGTGGTATCTCATCAAACTGAACAGCACGATCAACACCAGCAGAATCGGTAACAGTAAAGAATGTTGAAGTCAGTTTGTTACCAATCGTACCTCTACGCAACGGTACATTAAAGTTGATTGTGTATGCTGTAGATGAGTTTAGTGACGGCGTAAATCTTTTCTGTACACGCACAGATACTTTAGAACCAATAATAGAATTGGAATCTACATTATCAATATTATCTTGTACTTTGGATAAAATAAACTGAGAACCAAATTTATCCAGATTAGATGATTTATACAAAAGAACAGCATTTCTAACTGCGGTCTTTAACTGTGTGTCAGTTAATGTAGTTTTATTTGGATCATATGTAACTGTAGGTGAAATATGCGTTGTTTCTCAGCATCAGAAAGATAATAATTTGTTTTGGGCTTCAATGCGACATACACAACACCAAACGATGGAGGCGTTTCATCTTCACCACCCCAAACAGAAACAGATTCTACCGAAGGATAGTTTTTTGTAATGTATGCCTCATAGTCAGAGAATGTTACCAAACGATTTTGTGTTGTATATTGCAGTGGAGCAGCAAATTTAATATCGTCAACAGATTCCCTTTCTGCGCCTCCAGCCGCTTCAGAAACGGGTGTGATATCAAAATCAGTGACATTATTATTCAATGAATCTGCAAGAGTTTCAGTGGCAACAAAGTTATTTGCTTTGTTCGCAGCATCACCATTCGTTACAAGATATGTGATATTGACAATAGAACCATCAGCAAGTTTTTTTCCAATTACATTGTCGCCAAAATAAATCTGATATTGTTGTGCTTTGCCTTCTTGTAAGTAAAACACTTGTGACTGAGTTGTAGTATTGCTTGCATCAGATGCCAGTGTGTATACCGAAATTTCTGTATTAGTTGCTGAAGGCTGAACTGTGACAGTAACAGTGGATGTGTCTACACTATTGTCAGGTAATGTGAAAACTTGCTTTGGATTCGTTGCTTCATTATGAGTATACGAATATGTGACAAGTTGGCCTTCGTAAATTGGAAGGTTGATAAAAGAGAAACTTGTGTTTGATTTTGTTACTGTAGTTTCACTGAGAGTCACGAATCCATAACTAACACCATCGATATCGTTTGATAAAAATCTAAATCCTTTTGGAATAGTTAATGTTGCCGATGTATTTGAATTCGTATTCGCAGTAAAGTTAATTGTTGCTCTAGGTGCTTTACGAGAATATGGAACATAACCTAAAGTTTTGGCATGTGATACTACGGAATCACGAAGCAGTGCTGTATCCATGAATGCTTCATTGGCAATCATGTTTAAATAGTATGCTTGATAATGTGTATTATAGGCAAGAATATCCAACAGAACAGACAGACCAGAACCTTCAAAGTCATAGTCAGTAAATTCCGATTGTTGATTTAAAAATGTTTTTAGATTTCGCTTGATTGCATCAAAATCAAGTTCTGTTACTCTTAGTCTGTCTGCCATTTTTATCTAATTCTCTCTAAGAAGAAATCAATAGTGATAGGATTAGGATTGTTTATAATCATAAAAGTCATTTTCATACTGTAAAGATTATCGTCTGGGTACGCAGTGGCATTTAAATCTAATATTCTAACTCTAGGTTCATAATTATTGATTACTTCAGCAATCGCTCTTTCTATTTGTGCTGCAATAATTGGGTCGACGTTTTCAAACAAAAGTGAACGAACTCCACTTCCCAATTCAGGACGAAATGGTCGCTCGTAGAAATTAGTAGATACAAGATTCTTTACAGAATTGATCACGGCATACTCATCCAAATATTTGGTCACATCTTTCTTTACTGGATGAGCATTAAAATTTAAATCCAAGTCCCTATAAGTTCTTTCGGAATCAATTCTTGGATTATTGGATGTTATTGTGGTTGCCATTGTTTATTTATTCAGCCTCCAGCAAAGACGTTACCCGAACCAGATGTTAAAGTGTGACCAGAATACTCGTCACCTTTTCTACCAACACCTTTTCCGTTCACAAATACGGTACTAGAATACGATGTCAAAGACACTACGTGCGGCACACAAGAATCACCAGATTGTATTAGATGCACTTGACACAAATCTCCAGCACGAACTGCACCAATGCCATTTACAAACACATCCGACGAACCCTGATCAGTCACAGTTGTAGCGTCACAGCCGTGATTGGTTGCTATAGAATCTGTTCCGCTTTTTCTTGATACTGCTGGCATGTTAGTTTAGATTAATTGTCTTACCGTTTACGATTACATCACCAGTTACATTCAGTCTATAATCTCCATCAACATATATCTGAACATCACCTTTAATATACACAGCCTCATCACCTGCTACCACTGTGTACTTGTTTCTCTGTATTCTTTCTGCACGATCACCCTCCGGTCCCCATTCCGTATATGAACCCGAACGATGATACACATGAACTCGTTCCGCACCTTTTGTATCGTCAAACTCTAATGCATGTCCAGATTCAGNNNCTCTGGTCCCCACTCTGTATATGAACCTGAACGATGATACACATGAACACGCTCCGCACCTTTCGTATCATCAAACTCCAATGCATGTCCTGACTCAGATTCATACACATTATTGTATGGATACTTTGCATTATAGTACGGTGCAGGTTCTACTTTATTTGCACGTTTTGCTTTCTTTGCTGCCACAATCTCTGACGGATAATCAGCATCGTTTCGTGCAAGTCTGGATGTTGTTGGTTCATCTAACTTACGTGGATAATTTGTTGCAGATTCATATGGCTTAACTGGTGCAGCAGCAAGTTCAGCAGATGTTCTTGGATCGTTAAACCCTTGTTGTCTGTTTGCTGCTTTCAATGGAATGCTAGGAAACATACCTAACAACACAGGTTCTTGTGCGTTTTCTCCATCAATAAAAAAACCAAACACCATATCACCTTCTTTGGGTGCATATATATTTGGTGCATTCACAGGCACACTCGGCATAGCCCAAGGTAACATATTAGTTGGCAATTGCATTTTATTATCTGAATGCCATCCAACACAACGAACACGACAACGACCTAATTTTAATGGGTCTTGTCTATCCTCAACAACACCAATCCACCAAATAAATCCATGTTGTCCAGCAAAATCTTTATTCATTAATACTGCTCCAATACTTTATTGGCAAGAGGATTACTTACATATTGTGCTGGATTGTTTGTTGAATCAGATGCAACTTCAATTATGGTAACATGTCTTGTTAAACCGATGATGTGTCTTGTACCAGTAATAATATACTTACCACTCACAGTCAAATCTTCTGCCTCATTCTCACCTTTTGTTTTCATACCAAAACCTTGCGTTCTAAAATTTACATTGAATCCCGATGATAAACTAAAGTTACCAGGCATGGTAATTTTCAATCTTTTTGCAATCAGATTATTCAAAATTGCTTTTCTTTGAAAAATAGACAATTCTTGTGTTTCTGTTTTTGAGATTGAAGCCGGATCATATTTTTTAATATAGTTACTATTCTTTCTTGCTGCACCAAATATACTTAATACTTTACGTGAATCATATGTTGTAAAATTCGATGTTTGATTCTTATTGTGTATTTCTGATGCAGTTGAATTCTTATTGCCGTGTTCAACCAATGAATAATGTGAGTCAAAAGTAAACGGTGTAGAACCCATAGTTCTAGTCAAAGGATCAAACCCTATAAACTGACCTGCATTAACACCAGAGGTGATCTTATCCACAATATCATTTTGTGTTATGACTTCATAACTTCTGGCACTTGTCATTTCATAAAAGTCATTGTTGTCAATATCCAACGATGTTGGAGAAGAATAAAAAGTCTGGTGCATTTTTAGAATCAATTGCCCTTTTAGCACACCAATCGATAGCATCCAAAGGCTGTAGATTTGGAACAATTATCTTACGTATGCCAGAACTATTTTCAATAATACCTTGTTTACTTGCTGGAACTTTCAGATAATTAGTCAGAATTTTCTCAGCAACTTTGGAATACGTAGTTTCATAACTCTGATTGATTCTTTGTTGTGCAGAGAAAATAAACTCATCGGCCACAAAATGAAGTACGTATGCTTCACTGGTCTGATTAAGATTTTTTCTATCAGACTGACTGTAGATTCTAAATGCTTTTTTATACGATAAATCTTCAGAGTCTTGATCTTTTTTAATTGTTATTGCAATAACTTCAGAACCATCATAAGTTAATTTTTTAGATAAGCCTACAGCATCAGTAATAATAATATTACCAGAGAGTATAGGTAGAAACAAAGAATCGTATAGATTCAGTTCCTCAAACATATTTGTAACATCAACGGGTCCGCCTTTAGTGACTACCACTATTTCTGTTACTCTAAACTGTGATGACTCAATTACGTTCATGAATTAATAATTTCTTTAAATTCTTCTACAACAGAGCCAGCAAATTCTGGCTTTAACAGTTTGATTGTTCTTTTTGATTCATTAACTTGCATCTCATAATCATAATAAGTTAATTTTTCTTTCGTAACTTTTTCTGTTACAATCGCACCACTTTCTAATGTAAAAGTTCTAGTGCTTTGAATTACGTTTGCATAAGCATTTGCTGTAATTTGAATTTTTTCCGTAATAGTTTTATTGTCTATTGTTGATGTTGATACAGTTCTAGTATTTACCTGATAGTAAGAATGAACATTATTGATACTTTGTGCCCAAGCAAGACCTGATTGCACTGTCGTATTCGATGCGCCGTTTGCGGCATATTTGTTATCGACGTACTCAATGAAGTTCGAATAGTTCAATGGCCAATCATACTGAGGATCAATAATGTCGTTAAACAACAAAACAATCCAATGTCTTTCGGGATTGTTATAATACTTTGATGCTATAGATTCTGGTGTATCTGTATCTTTAATATTGTATTTGTAGAACGCAGCAGAGTTTTCTTTCAGTGAGTTTTCAAATGCAAAACGAGATATAATATTCGTTACAGTATCAAGGCTAGTTGTGTTAGCATCAACCGTATAAAATGTTAGTGGGTAATAGTTAAAAAAGTTTGCCATTTATTTCGACCAGTCGTAATTGGTAACAACTTTGCCAGCAACAGAAGGGCTTCCAATATCAAAATCTTCTTTTGTGATGTATGTTGTTTCTCTAAAACCTAATGACATTTGAATTGCTACAGGCATACCTGTTCTACCTAAAGCAGGATCATTATCACCGATGGATTCATATGCTGTCCATCCTCTTGGTGCATAATTTACTTGAATACTCTGCAATACGCATGTTGATATTGGAGGTATGTTTGGATTCTGTTTACCCGCATAGAAAAATTTAATATCAAACTCTGATGGTGGTATTAATAAACCAGATTGTGTTTTGGAGTTTGGATATCTTTCTAGTTCAGGCGCTTGATGAAATCTAAAACGTTCAATAATCTTTTGCACTTCATATGCTTCACGTTCACTTCTTGGATAAAAGAAAAACTCGAACTGAAATGTACGCAACGTTGGTGAACTGTAAAGTAGTTCTAACATTGGATTAGTTACACGACCAGTTCCAGCAAACAATCCTAAACGACCTACATTACCACCTACTCCAAGTTTTTCTAATGCTGCCTCACCAAACTTTTGTGCTAATCCAGATTTCTTAGCAGCATTTACCAACGCCTGTGCTTTATTCTCACCGCCATTTCTGAAGATACTTAATAGTTCAGGTGCAGCAGCCAATGCTTGACCCAACAGTTCTTCACCAGGCCTCATTTCAGAATAGTTTTGTTCAGAATCAAAATTGATTGTATCTGGCATGTACAAAGCGATTGCATCACTTGTTAGTCTGGTTGAGTTCATAAACTCAAATGGCGATTTGTCAATAATTGCTTTTACAGAACGTTCAATTGCAGTATCAACTTTTTCTTCTCTTGTTGGTGGTTGCGGACCAGCAATAAATCCCTCAACAGCACCAGTAATTTTTCCCAATCTACCACCGGTTCCAAACTTCTGTTTGATTGCACTTGTACCTTGATTCAAATAAGTAGACAACTTATTGTTTACTACATCAGCAAAAGATGGATTAGTTTTTACAATTGAACCTCCACCACCAGCATTTCGTCCTTCACTTAATTGTTTCTGTATATCAATTTCTTGTTGTGCGTCCCACGATTGCCCACCACGATCTGAAACTTTAAAATTAGTATTTTTCTGCTCACGAACAAAGAAAACCATATAGTGTCCCTTATCAGCAGAACCAACAGATAAAGGATACTTTAAAGTTGTTTTTTCGAAGGGTGTTCTTTCCAGTGCGGCAAGTCCATCTGCACCAAATTTTCTAGGTTCAATATCGTTGAAACGTATGTCTGAAAGACCGAAGAATGCCATGAGGGTTCCTATTTGTTGACTAGATAGTATTTATGTCAAATAAAGGAAGATTTAGACCGAAAAACCCACAGAAATATAAGGGTGACCCCAATAATATCATCTATAGGTCTACGTGGGAAATAAAGGTAATGATTTATTTAGATGAGAATCCGAACGTCATTTGGTGGGGTTCGGAAGAACTTCCTATTCCATACCTCAGTCCGGTGGACAAGAAAAAACATCGTTACTTTCCAGATTTCATTGCCAAGATGCGTAAGGCTGATGGAACGGTTATGACTTACGTAATTGAAGTCAAGCCGGAAAAGCAAACAAAACCGCCCACACAAAAGCGTAAGACAAAAACGTTTCTACAAGAAGCAATTACTTACGAAGTCAACAAAGCCAAGTGGCATGCTGCTACAGAATTCTGCAAAGATCACGGCTGGCAGTTTCAGATTTTAACTGAAAAGCACCTAGGTATCAGATAAATATAAGATGGCGAAACGACTAATTGATAGAATTAAGGAATCCCTTGCTAAGTCAGGATATGCTCCACGATCACGTGAAGCACGTGCGTGGCTAAAGTCCAAAGTTCCATCACTCAGACCCACTAAGGGTGATCTTATGCGTGACAGGGAACGATTTAAAAATCAGTCTATCATAGGTCGTATGTACTTTTATTATTATGATCCAAAAACGAAAGATTCGTTGCCATATTACGACAGGTTCCCATTGGTAATTCCAATAGAACGATACTCAGACGGTTTTTTAGGGTTAAATTTACATTACATAAGCCCAAAGCGACGAATCATTCTTCTAGACAAATTGAGTACCATTTTGACTGATCATCGTTATGATGAAGGTACAAGATTCAGAATAAGTTATGATTTTTTGAAACGAGCATCTAGAATTTATGAGGCTACGCCATGTATCAAACGATACTTGTCTAGTCATGTGCAATCTCGTTTTCTTGAAATAACAGCAGATGAATGGGATATTGCCGTCATGTTACCAGTAGAATCATTTGCAAAAGCAAGCGCCAGCAAAGTCTGGGCAGACTCAGAGGACAAATTTTAAATGGCATTTTCACCAAACGAATTTCTTTCAAACATCAACGCTAAAGAAGGTCTTGCAAGACCTGCTAGATTTGAAGTTATATTACCAATACCAGGTTATATTTCACAGTTCGTACAAAACTCTTTGATTGAAAGAATTTTAAACTTACCAAACTCAATTATGTCAGATGTGACAGATGCTATTAATGCTGCCATTGGTGCCGAGTCTGATAAAGCAATGAAGTCTGCCAATCCAGCAATGACAAGATATCTTGCACTACAATGTGAGACAGCAGAAATTCCAGGTAAGACATTACAGACAGATGATGTAAAAATTTATGGTCCTACATTTAAAGTTCCATATCAAACACAATATGGTGACACATCTTTTACATTCATCTGTACAAACGATTTCTATGAGCGTAAGTTATTTGAACGTTGGTTAGAAGCAATTATGCCTACTGACACAAATAACTTGCGTTATCCAAAAGGACAAAACTCTCAGTACATGACTGAGATTACCATCAAACAATACAACGATGATGTAAAGCAAATCTACGGTGTTAAACTGATTGATGCTTTTCCAATTGGTGTCGCAGCACAACCGCTTAGTTGGGCAGAAGAAGGATTCCACCGTCTGACAGTTCAATTCGCATATCAAAGATATGAAGTTATACCTGACAGCAAATACGATATTGGTCAGATTGTTGCTTCAGGAGTTAATGCTGGAGCAAGAGCGTTATTAAGAGTTTAAATTAAAGTGAGGATATTATGTTACCAAAAATAGATGTACCGATTTATGAAACGAAACTGATTTCAAATGGGCAGACAATACGATATCGCCCATTTCTTGTCAAAGAACAAAAATTGTTTTTGATGGCTGCGGAATCTGATGATGTTAATGATACGATTAATGCTATCAAACAAGTTATTCAAAATTGTGTATTAGATGATATTGATGTTGAAAATATGGCCACATTTGATATTGAACATCTGTTCATTCAACTTAGAGCAAGATCGGTTGGTGAAGTTGTTCAATTAAACTACAATTGTAATAATAAAATAAAAGATGAAGAGAGTGAAAAAATATGTGGCGGTAAAGTTCAGTTTGATTTGAATGTTTTGGAAATTCAACCAACAAAAAACTCCGAACATTCAAACAAAATTGCTATCAATAGTAAGATGGGTATCGTTATGAAATATCCAACATTCAAAACTGTAAATAAATTGGATGTGAATTCGAATGATATGGAGCAAATTTTAGAGGTTATAATTGGTTGCATAGACTACATTTATGACGACGAAAAATTATATTATGCCAAAGATTCGTCTAAACAAGAGTTAATAGAGTTTATTGAAAATCTAACCCAAACTGAACTTGAAAAAATTCAAAAGTTTTTCGACACATTACCTAAGTTCAAAAAAGATTTACATTTTAAATGTGGCAAATGTGGTTATGAAGAAGATATTCTGGTAGAAGGAATCCAAAATTTTTTCGTTTAATTATAAATTATGATACCCTAGGTAACTACTTTCAAACTAACTTTGCTTTAATGCAGCATCATCATTATAGTTTGACAGAATTGGATAATCTGATGCCTTGGGAAAGACAAGTATATCTTGACTTATTAATGAAACACATTGAGGAAGAAAACGAAAGACTCAGAGAATATAACAGAAGTAGAAAATAAAAATGGCCGAACAAACAATCAAAAAGAATACAGCATTAGAAAAAGCACTTCCTGCAATGGCAAGAGATATTGGTGTCATGAAAATGGGCATCATGAAACTTGTGTCTATTCAAGCGGGTACGCCAAGAAGTAAAGCGGAGCAATTTTTTGCTGGGCAAGCAAGTAAAGAGTCTGCTTATGAAGCCAAATTTGCAAAGTCGCCAACCGCATCTAAAACAAAAACAAGCACTGGTGGAAGTCGTGGTGGCAAAGGTTTAGGATTCGGACCAGGAACTTCTGTACTAGACTTCATCAAAAACATAGCGAACATGTTAATCAAAGGTGCTTTACTCAGTGCAGGCACTTTTGGTTTAGCAAAACTTCTTGAAAATGATGATGTAAGAAACACCATAAAGTCATTCATTAAAAATCTGTTTACGTCAATAATGAACGTCATACAAAAGGGCGCTCAAATGTTGACTGAAACAATGAAAGAAAATTGGCCGGAAATAAAAGAAGCAATCATAAACACATTTTTAGCAATTAAAAATCTTCTAGTTGCTGGTATAGAAAAAACCGGTGATATTCTATCAGATAAAAGAATATGGGAAGGTTTGTATGAAATTATTAAAACTATTTTTGACGCAATTAAAAAAGTATTGTCTACTGAAGTTGAAATAGAAGGTGTCAAAGTGTCGTTAGGCACAGTATTAGGTGCTGTTATTGTAGCTTTTGGTGCTTTAAAGGGTGCAGTATTTCTATTGAAGGCTGCCGCTGAATCAGCAGCAAAATCTTTATTTGGTATTGGAGGTGGTGGTGCAGATGTACCAGATGTTGATAAAGGTGATAAGAAAAAAGGACCGTACCGTGATCCTAAAACGGGAAGATATACAAAAACTCCCCCAAGACCACCAGTAACAATGGCAAATAGATTGCTTGCGGGCGGCGTGGTAGGTGGAGTAGTTGCAGCAGGTACAGCAATAACTTATGGTGCAGCAAAAACACTGGAGGGAATGAGTAAAGATGAACTAGACGTACTTGCACAATCTGGTGGTGGTGATGATACTGCAATGGCTGCTGCTATACTTTCACAAAGCAAAACACCAACACCAGCACCAAAAAATAACAGAACTGTTGAAGGAACAGTAACAAGAGCATATACGAAATCTGCGCCTGATGAGTTTGATAAATCTCTTCTCAACACAATCGCAAAAGGTGAGTCTGGTGGTGATTATAATTCAATGAATCAAGGTGGAACTAAAGATAAAGGTATTTACGGTTCTGGTAATTCGATGAGAGTTATAGGTAAAAACTTAACTGAAATGACTGTGGGAGAAGTTATAACGAGAGGTGCAAAACCTTCAGACTCACCAGAAAAAAGAAAGAAAGAGGGATTGATTTTTGCAGCAGGTCGTTATCAAATTGTTCCCGACACGTTAAAGAGATTAGTAAATGCGGGTGTTGTTAGTAAGGGTGATAAGTTTGACGCAGCAACACAAGATAGATTAGGAAAAGCATTGTTGGAAGAGGCTGGTCTTTCATCATTTAAAGCTGGAAAAATGCCAGCATCACAATTTCAAAATAACGTTTCTAAAGTTTGGGGTGCAATTGCAAACACCTCGGGTCAATCTTCACTAGGTGGTCCGAACAAAGCAAACTTAGCAGCATCTTCACAGTTTGCGACTTTACTTGCTGGTGGTAAAGTAGAAGAAGCGCCAGTTCAAGTGGCAGCAGCAACACCAACCGCTGCATTACCAGCAGGACAAGTTTCAACAACAACACCGCCAGCAGAAGAAGAAAATCCATTAGTAAAAATGCTTTTAGATTTTGATAAACTGACTGGTGGTAAGTTGGGTTTTGATTCTAAAGAACTTAGTGCTGCCATGAATATGATAGGTAAAGAAATTATGTCTGGTCCTACATTTGTTGATAACTCGACTAATGTAAGCAAAGCAGGCGGTGATGTTGTCGCTGCTCAAGGTTCACCAGCAGTACGTGATGAGAATATTCTGAATAAAATTATGGCAATGAGAGTTGCATAAAAAAACGCCACCCGAAGGTGGCGTCGCAGTTGATTAAGATAAAGGAGGATTTAATCTTCTGCTAGAGACTTGAAATAGTCTAGTTCTTCATCATCAAGATCAGGTGATGTCTTTGGTACAAAATCTTCTGCTTTTGTCTTTGCAACGGGAGCAGCACCATCAAGACCAAGAACTCTGTCAAGTTTTGCCTTCAACACATCATAAGACTTGAAGTTCTTAGGATCAAGAAACTCTTTGAGTGAGTATTCTTTTTTCCACAATGCCTCAAGTTTTGCATCATCGCCATCAAACACCGCTGAAGGAGATTCAAACTAAGATTTGTCATAGTTACGATAGCCTTCAACTTGACGAATCTTGATTTTGAAGTTTGCACCTTCCCAGAAGTCAAAAGGATTCACTGCCTTCTCATCTTCAAATTGTGGATTCATTGCTTCTGTAAGTTTGTCAAAGATTTTCTTACCAAACTTGTACAGACGAATCTGTCCTTCATTGTCAGGATTCTTTGGATCAGAAACGATCAGCACATTTGCGATATAATGTAAACGGCGTTTCTGCTTACGTGCAATTTCTTTGTTTGCTTCAATACCAGAGTTCCATAGAACAGAGTTGTACTCTGATACTGGATCTTTTTGATTGAGAGTTGTCAAAGAGTTTTCAATGTACCAACCACCAGGACCTTGAAAGCCGTGATCAAAGATACGAACCCAAGGAAGTGCATCGTCACCATCTACTGCTGGTGCTGGTAGAAAACGGATGATTGCCATGCCGTTACCAGCTTTGTCTACTTCAGGCTGCCAAAAACGATCATCGCCTTTTGAGCCTTCTGCTGGTGTGTTGATTGATTCAATCGCTTTGGTGAGTTTGTCGAACGAATTGCGATTGCTTTTTAGTTTAGAAAAGTCCATATATTACCTCGTATAAGTTAGTATTAAATTGTATGTGCATCTTGTCCACATGATTCATTATATACTTGTATATATGTGTCGTCAAGTATAGACTGCACGATTTTTATCGTTTTAGCCGTGTCTTTGTGAAGTATGCCGATACCCCCAGCAAGATTAAAATCTTCGATGACATCTTCGGTATCGTCGATAAGAATGATGTCTGGTTTTGCATAGGTAGCCTTCAGTTTACGACCAGGTACGATATTGGCTGTAAAGTCAATATGATGTCTTTTCAGCCAGACCTTTTTCTGACGCTTCACTTCATCATGATGTTTATGTCCACCAGAAGAAGAAAGAATTTCTACAGGTATATCAAGTGAAATGATATACTTCAATAGTTCAAGACCGCCCGGATGCCAATCAAGGTTTTCAAAGTTATTACCTTCAACGAACTTGTTCCATTCAAGTGTAATCTTTTCACCGTGTGGACGTTTTGATAGTAAGTCTACATTAAAAACTTCTTTGTATCTTTTATAGAAGTCACATAGAACCCCGTCCATATCAAGATATATTTTCTGTATTCGCATCGTATTCCTTCTTTAGTATGATTTTGTATTTTGTCGGTTCAAATTGTATGAACGGGGTATATTTCTTTATCTTTCTACTGACGTTTGGATAATGAATCGTGTCCGCAATCTTTCTATCCCACATAGGCACAAAGTTCATCAGACGATTCAATATGCAGACTGTTTCCAACGAAAGTTCATCGTGCAGAAGCATTGTCAGCAACTTCGGATAATCACCATCTTGCACCATTAATGAATCATTAGGACTACCTTGACTCATCAATGATGCAATTTCGTTGGTGAATGTATATGTCAAAGACTGTATGACTTTCTGACGTTTGCGATACTCAACATCAGATTCATTGGTCAATAGATGCCCAATCCAAACATTAGAATCATGCACAAGATTAGCAACAATAAAATCACGACCTTGTTCAGCATTGGCAAATCTACGACTCAGTTTGTAGAAATGATATTTGTCTTTACGATTCTCAAACGCATCAATACTTGTACTTACTTTACCATGATACTTAAAGTAATCGTAAGAATCGGAATTGAAATGAAGTTTGAGAGAAGTATATAAACAGAATGCTTCATAACCTGTCATATCGGTAAACGATTACCTTTCACTTTCAACATATTCAAACGCTCTGCTTGCTCATGA